TAAGCGTACATTGGATCACCTTTTTCACCAGCACCTACTAAGAACCTAACCTTATCTCCTAAATCAAGGTTACGAGATGTAACATTCTCCGTAACCCCATCTACCTCATTTGGGTGAACAAACTCATAACCGTTTTCAGTGGCAGCCTGTATACGACCTGGCGTGTCATTGAAAATATGCAAGTGATAGCCTTCAATTTGCTTTCCTACTTGCAGCTTACCCTGAGTCCCATTGAATACGCCTTTTTTACGTTCACGACGCTCTACCTTAGTAGACTCTGGTGTAGCTTTAACTTCTTTTTTAATTTCAGTCATGGTTTTCTCCCTTATTCCCAATCATATTCTGCAACATAAGCTTCTTTGGTCATCAGACCTTGCTTAACAAATTTATCACAAGCTGCTTTAGCTTCTGGAGGTAAGTTGTTGTAAGTCTTCTTCCCTGAACTTACCGATGGTCTAGCTGTTCCATTAGGAGAGCCTTCCATTGGGTTAGGTGTACGTTTCTTACCAAACTTCTCTGGAAACATTTCTTGAAGTTCTGNNTCTAGTTTATCCAAGAAGGCTTGTCCNTTAAGGNTAGGGTTTTCTTGTCTTAATGAAACACCCAGACCGTTAGCAACACCAGTCAATCTTGAATCTTTACCAAACCAATCATTCTTTTCCATCCAAGTATTGAGGATAGGATCTTGAGTGATCTGTGGAACTTCTTTAGCTTTTTCTTCAGCAGCTTTTAAGTCCTCTTTAGCTTCTAGACGTTGCTCTTTCAAGTCGTCCATTGCATCGTCAATCGCTATTGCTCTGTCGCCATCGCCTTGTGTGATTGCATCACGCTTAGCTTGCTTCAGTTGCTCTAGTTGACCTTCNAGGTCTTTGGTCTTCTTCTCAAATTGCTGTTTTTGATACTCACGAAACTCTTTAGCAGACTCTCGTGCTTCTTCAGCAATCTTCCTAGCTTCCCCTAATTCTTTAAGCAATTTCTCATTNTTCTTACGNAGGATTGGCATAATCTCTTTGCCACGACGTACAAACGTCTCAGCATCAACCCAATCGCTCTCAGAGCCACGAAACTCTTCTTGTGCTACCCAACCCTGTGCCCTTGCTTCGGACTCAAACTGGGACGCTTCTGGAGCTTCCTGTGGTACTACTTGTTGTTCTTCACTCATACAATTCCCTTAAGTAGATGCGGGTCAATAAGTCCCATATCGTCGTCTAACTTGGCTACTAAGTTATCGTAATTAATCATTCGATAATCTTTGCCATCTTTACCTTTGTACATTAAGCCAGAGTACTTAGCAAAAGCTACTTTCATACCAACTTCAATAATGCCTGTAGGGCAGTCTTNACCCATCGCCATTACCTCACCTGTGGTGTTAGCAAGTTGCTCACGTTCACTGGTTTCTTCTGTTGATACAATAATGCCACTAGCTGTCTTGTTTTCTACTACTAGAGGTTTAATTAATACCCTATCTAGGATAGGAGTAATACCTGAAATATTAGACATCTTTATTTTCCTTGACTGATTCCATTAACTCTTCATAGGTGATATTAAGGATTTGAGTAACTGCTGCTGCACGACCACGAAGACCAGCATCATCTTCAGTACCTGCTAACAACATTTCCTTCAACCACTCTCTATCTTGTTTAAGAGCATACATAAACGCTCTTGTAACCCTACTATCTCTCCAATGCAAAAACTCTTCTTCTGTTACTACTATTGCCATACTTCCTCCTTATGTTACATTTCTGGTGCTGCTTCCCCTCCCATAGGTAATTGGGGTACTTCTGTTTGGGGCTTGTTTGTATCCATCATATGCTTCTCAAGATCCATCATGGTTCTAAGAGCAGTTTGAATTCCTTCGTTGTGTGCTCTAGCTGCACCAATCTGTGCATCAAGCATTGCAATGTCTTGTCCTGTACGTACTCCACCAGCTTGCTCAACAGCAAGGATAGCATCAGCTTCAAGCTTATGAATCTTAGCTTGGTTAAGCTCTACATCCTTCATCATTTTCATCATAGCTGTCTTATACTGCAACTGTGCCTCAGCTTGTTTGGCTTGCTGCTTCATCATTTCAATTTGAATCTTCTCAGACGGTCCTGGCTTAATAGCGTTAGGTCCTTTAGGATCTGGGAGGAGTTGATCAATGTTATTGACCTTCATTGCTTTGAGATAAGTCTTCTGAGCTTCATACATATTCATACCAGGTGTGCTAGAAGCTAATTGAAGAACTGCTTGTGCTTGTTGTACACGCTGTACATCAGAAACAATGTTAGGATCTGCTGCAGGACGTACATCCGATACTGGGCCTTTAAAGTCATCAGCATCAATAAAGTTCTGACCTGTGTCACTATTGTAGTCTTCAATGCCTACAAGGTAGAGTTGATTCAGACGATACAACTTACGGAACTCATCTTTAAGAGACCTGTATGTACGCTTGAATATACCCGAAAAGATTTTCATCCCTTGCTCTGCCATCGTTCTCGTAGTTTCTGCAGCGGTATTCTGACCAGGATTTTGTCCTGTAAGAATATCAACAGACCCACCAATACGCTCACCGTAATTAATGAGCAGATTAAGCAAAGTAAAGAGAACTTGAGAAGGCTCACGTACTGGGAGAGGCACAATGCCTTTACGCAAGTCGTCACCTGTTGTGTCAACATGTTTCCATTCCAATGGTGCAAAGTTCATGTTACCACCACGCAGCTTAATACCACGAGACAAGAAGCCTCCAGCGGTGTTAGACATCGTGCCACAGTCAATTAACTGATTAAGGATGGTATCAATACTTTGGTTAAGAGGTCCAAGTAACACACCAAAACCTAGGTCATAGAAGCCACCATCGGGTGACGGAATGAAAGGAAACTTAGTAAAGTATGTTTCAGGGTTGATACGTAAGATGTTGCCTTTGTCGTCTCTTTCAATAGAGGTCTCAAAGTAACGTGCAACAATACGTAGTACTTGTTTGGTATCACGACGCATCCAAACGATGTACGGCTCAGCGTAACCGTCTCCATCAAAGTCGATGTAGCAGTGTTGCTCAAGGATTTCGTATGGTGTGGAATCGTCAACAGAGTTAGGGGCGGTCATGCCTTGTGCTTTGTTTTGAGCCAGTGTTAAGCTAGACTCTGGAACAGCAGCAGGCATTATTTCAGTCATCTCACAGAACAGGCCACGAGCTACACGCTCATAGATATCGTTCTTGGAGAAGTATTGTACATGGGTAATACGTGGTGATGTGTCTAGATGCTTAGTCCAATAGTTTACGACAAAGTCCTTAGCAAGGATGTTCTCGGAAACGTTGTACTTAAGAATAGGGTCAAAGTAAGACTTCTTAAAAGCACATCCTACGATTGGCTGAGAGATCAATACACGATCCATTTCAGCTTCCCAGTTAGTGTCCTGCTCAAGGATTTGGTAAGACATAAAGTTGCTTACACGATGAGCACGAGCTTCTTTCATGCCAGTGGGGTCATCACCGTAGACTCGACACTGTACAGGGGTTTCGCTATTGATTAATACAGGATAGCTACGTGCATGGAATTGCAATGCAGCAATAGTTACTAAAGGAAACTTAACGTTAGACGCACCAGGCCAAGGGAANGANTTAGCTTCTGCTACTTGAAGGGCTAANTTCATAGCTTCTTCAGTACGCTTCTCCCAAGCTGAACGTGACTCTTNATCAGCTTCAAAGCCTTTCCAGACATTGTAGCTAATAGTATTGATTGTAGCTTCGTCCAACATCTCAGCAATGTTAGGCAGTTGTACAATCTCATCAAGATTAAATTCAGTGTTTATTTGCATTCTTTTTAATAGCCTGTGGTAGCGTTTCGACCTTCTTGGTCGTATCCAGATTCATGTAGGGCAAGCCTGTACTCTTCGTCCTCAAGTTCGTTTGCTGTTGCTGCTACTTGCATTTGATTGAGTAACAATCCGATATATGCCCAAGCGTCAACTTGATCGTCATGTCTATCTCTAGGAAACCTTAGTAGCTCATCTTCAAACGTTTGATACCAATCTGCAGANNTGTCAAACTTAACAGCCCCTGCTCTCATACGAGCTTGCATTGACCTCGCACGACTTAACTTATCACCACTAGGCTTGAGCAAGACTAGGTTAATGAAAGTATCTTGCTGCATCATTGCTTCGTTAAGATAAGGACCAATAGACTTCTGGATGGTTCCTGCCTCAATTCCAAANAGNTCAGGCTTGTAAGTTCGCTGGAGGGCAAGGATAGTTTCCACAATCTGCATCGCATCCATCCTGTCACGGACGATGTTCACACACTGCAAGTGCTGATTCTCATCCATCCCTGCCACAGCAAAAACACTGTAATCACTATGTTGCCTTTGGCTGATTGCTAAGTCAGCAGCAATATAATAATTTAAATTCTTTTTACGATCTTCTTCTTTTAAAGGAGTAAAGTCACTCTTCTTAAAGAATCCGTTAGCATCATCAAGAGGAACGTTAAGCATCTCTTGGGAATACACATCAGCAAGTCCTTGGCTAATGTATTGAGCTTTACGCTCTTCTAACGCTTTCTTGTTCCATCTGTCAGGCCATAAGATCTTAGCAAAGTCATCTGTATGGGCACGATATTTAATGGATAACCAAGAAGTCTTATAATTTGTATACTGTTTTAAATCTTCAGTAATAAGGTTCTTTAAAGCTTTAGTACCTAATGCAGCTAACTGAGACTCAGGCATTAACCGTTCTAGCAATGAGTCTAGGTGCAAAATAGTACCTACAATTCTAATCTTACCTGTTACTGACAGGGCAGGTATGAGTGCTGAGTAGAACCACCTACGAAGCTTCTCTCTACGATCTTTATTTAGAACCTGTTCATCAGATTCCATATCGTCACAGATGATTAAGTCAGGACGTTTGTTTAACCATTTAAACCACGAAGCTTTTGTTCTGAACCTTTAGCTTGAATACGAAACGTATGACCGTCATCGAATTTACCTATTATATCATCTTCGGTTTGCTTTGTCAACTCAATGTTGCCAAATAAACCATGTATGTC